GATACTTTAGATCTTCCCACTCAATCTTTAGCTTCTCATACTCAACTGTCTTCTGTCTTGTCTTAAGGAAAGCAGCGGCCTCTTCTTCAAGACCACTGCGATAAAGACGTGAGTTATGTTTACGTCCTGTCTTAGCCAAGCTCATCTCCTATGAATACATAGTCTACCTCTGGCGGGTTAACTGCCTGTGACACACGACTTGGCATAGTCTGTAGTGTCTTGTGACACTTGTGTTTGAAGTCACAGAACTTGCACCCTGATGGTAGTACAAGATTGCCTGATGGCTTACGGCGATACGTTTCAGGTACTGGCTCAAAGCAACGCTCAAAGGGTTCGTCGTTGTCGATGTAGTCTACCAGTGCTTGGATCTTATCTAGTTCAGCTTGCTTGTCTACACTAGAAGCATCCACATACTTGAACTCACCGCTACCTTTATTGACTACCCACCAGCCACCGACACCCTTGCCAGCTGCCTCTGCGTAACCTACCAGCTGACTGATATAACCAAAGGTATCACCCTTAGATAAGGTATCGAAGTCAACGAACTTATGTTGGTATGACCACGGTGATGCAGACTTAACGTCATCAATCTTACCGTCCATCTCCATGTCGTACTCACCCTTGATCTCCTGACCATGTGGTAGCTTGAGTACAACTCTTGCGTTGTCCTTAAACTCAACACCAGCTGCACGTAGCAGTCCCTTGAACACAGCCTCAACAATGTCACCAAGGATCATGTTCATTAGGAAGTGTGGTGGGAAAGGTGTCTTGTCTTCTGAGTCATTCTTCTCGAACCATAGCTGACACTTAGGCTTACCTATGTTAGACATACGTAAACGAAACTCGTCACGAGGTCCACTATCAAACTGCTTGTACAGTGCAGCTTCTACATCGGAGGCAACCTGCTTGGCTACCTCCTCTGTCATAGTGGTTTCCCCTGCCATAGCTTTCTGCAAGAAACTGTAGACAGCTAATTCAGCAGGGTGATTCATTACTCCACCTCGATGTAGTCGTTGTTCAAGATGTCGTCTACCATTGCAGCATCAGAAGAGGATAGCTCTTTGTTTGCACGTTCATTGTACAAGTCTAAGATCTTACCGTTACTGTACTCAATCAGTTCGATGAAGTCTTTCAGTGTGTCGTTGTCTGACTCAGCTAGTTCAACCTTGTCACCCATAGATGCTACGATCTTACCGAACTTAGCACCTGTTGGGATGCTATCTTCGATGCCTTCCATCTTAACAGTACCCATGATAGGCAGCATGTTCTTCTTCTTGAAGGCACCCATAACAGCGTTGATGCTTTTCAGTGAGTCACGGTTCTTAACGTCCATGATACAAGGGATGTCTTTGTAATCCGCTGCATTCAATGGTGTACCATCTGATGACATAGGTGCATCTAATGTTACAGTTCCGTAATAAACTGTTACCCGCTTAACACTACGCATGACACGCTTTGTTGCTTCGTCCAGTGAATTGAAGTCTTCGATGTAACCTGTAGGACGGCCCAAGTTTAAGCCACCAATGCTATCTTTCAAGTCACCATTAAGTGATGTAGACTGGACGGACTTTTCCATCTCTTCTGTTTCACTGTTCCAGCGTTGCCACTGTTGGCGCTGGGCGAAGACACGGAAAGTAATACCGTTGCTGTAGATCTTTTCTTCACCCATGTTCAGGATGAACGCACCTACAGGTACAACCTCTGTCTTAATCATCTTACCGTTAAAGTCTACCTCACCCATGATAGGCTGGTGTAGCATACCGACACGTGCAATAGATGGCGTAGCCTCACCGCTGGATGCAGACACACCCATCAGTTCTGCCATTGACTGACCACGTTCATTTGCGATTGCTAGTTCTGTACTCATTTCTATACCTTTCTATAGAGTCAAAAGAGTCTTAGTTATACACTATACGTCTACTGTGTCAAGCCAATTCGGTCCAACTTTTGCCTCTAATAATAGAGGGACATTCATCTGTACCCCATAGACAGATGCAACCAAATCAGCCAAGCCTTCGTTCATGTCGTTCACCATCTGAATTACTTTATCCTTTTCATCAGGATGTATGTCGATCACCATCGAATCGTGAACTGTGTTGACTAGGCAGGACTGCATGTCACCTAGACGCTTGTGCATTTCGTTTAGTACAACAGGCACAACATCACCCGTAGCAAAACCCTGGACAGGGTAATTCTTAATCATCGTAAAGTGTGTAACACTACCATTGGCACGGCGTGATACATCAGGGAAAGCGTACTGCCTACCTGACACGTTAGTGATCTTGTTAAAGCGCATGGCTTCCTCTGCTAGGTTCTGATGCCACGCAGCCACACCCTTATACTTCTTTGTGAAGTGTTCGTAGTATGCTTGCTCAGCCTTGGACCTGCCGTAACCAGTAGCACCGAACAACGGAGCGAAGGTGTGAGCCTTAGCATCCTGACGTGAGGTAGGTTGCCCTGCATCAGAGATAACCTGTGCTGTGTAGCTGTGTACGTCGAAGCCTGTGTCGATCTCTTCCATAGCTGTTTCATCCTGTGCTAGGAACGCAGCCGTGCGAAACTCTAGCTGGGCAAAGTCAGCTTCCATGATGTGACCGCCAGCCCAACGTGATACAAACACACGCTTTACTGGGAAGGTACCACCTCTTGGCATATTCTGCATGTTAGGATTTCTTCCACTGAAACGTCCTGTTGCTGTAATGTGCTGGGTAAGTCCAACGTGTAGGAAACCGTCTGGCTTTGTGTAGTTATCAATCCCATCGACAAAACTAGATAGGTAACTACTAACAGCAGACAGACGTTTAAGATCTGTGAGAAAAGACTCAGCATCAGCCATGTTATTATTACGGGCGGTAGCAATAAGAATATCAAGATTGTCTTTGCTAGTGCTGAAACCATTGGCGCTTGCCCACTTCTTATTAGGAGCAGAGAAGCGTAGTCCAGCTACCTGCTTTGTCTCTTTCAGTTGATACCCACGTGCATCACAGTCCTTGCATTTGTTAGGCTTGCTGTACAGTGTACCGTCTTTCTTTACCTTATACGTTTTACCTTTACCCTCACAGGTTGGACAGGTGAATGCCTTGGTACGAAAGATTGGGTGACTGTTAGCCTTAACAGCAGCACGAAACTCTTCTGGTGTATTGGTAAACTCAAACAACCCATGCCAATCCTTCTTGTTGTTTACCGCAACAGAGAATACCACCTGAGACATTTGCTCTGGTGAGTTTAGATTGATGGGTGTATCTCCCATAAGCTCACGTACCTTACGCTGTAAGCGATCCTCTATCTCAGCACGTTCAGTCTCGAACTGTTCTCTTACTCGCCCCAGCTCTTGAAGATCGACTTTGATTCCTGACATGTACAATCTTGTGAGGGTTTTACAGGTGTCGAATGTAACGGTTCTGACTGTATGAAGGGACTTGGATTCTGGCTTTGCGAAGTCTGCTTCGACACTAAGGAACAGCTCACGAGTTGTGAGGAGATCATGCCGAAGATAAAAGCTAAGCTCATTGAGAGGTATCTCGTTAGTGTTGTACCCTTCTTTGAAGTAGCGTTTAAGCGTGTCATCTTTCTGTACCTCTAGGTTACGGCGTTCTGCACATGCAGCTAGGCCGAGTGGTTGTTTCTGTCCTCGTAATAGCAAGTACTCCGCAAGCATCGTGTCATAGATTGCCCCGTCATACTTGAAGCCACACTCCCATAGCCACATCAAGTCGTGCTGTGCGTTGTGCATGATCAGTAGTTCTGTCATGTCTAACACAGACTGAATGTTCTTTGCCCCTACACCACTCTTGTCTACATACTCATTGTGGTTCAACGTGATAAGCATCTCGTCCTTTAAGTTATCCACGTTAAGCATACCAACCTGGACTAACTCATTGGTAGGTTCAAAGGGGTCTAGGTGATCCTTACCATTCCGTTTTGTTACAGTGTTTTCTACGTCCAGTACTAGCCTCATGTCTCTCTCCTATGCGGTGTATAGTGAACGGCCTCCGTCCAGCATACATGTAATACGATTCTGATAACCGTTTATTTTGTTCTTGGCAATATTTAAATAGCGTACAGGGTCAACCTCTTCACCCTCTGCCTGTTGTGTCTTGCCAATCAGGATCATCAAGTCTGACTCAGCTGCCTTGCCTGTCTTAGATCCTTCCATCATAGACTGGTTCAGGTCTGCCTTACCTTCTGCCTCTGCTGATAGCTGTGACATCCAAATAACAGTACAGTCATACTGCTTTGCAATGTTACGTGCATGGATCGCCGCAACCTT